AAGACATTTGACAAACGCTCAATTAACTATCAAATAAGCGAAAAGGAACTTCACAATGTTTACCCATTTGTTCAGGATTATTTTAAGGTTATTGATGTGGATGAAAAGGGTTTAGACTTTGACGAGTGGCTAAATTTGACTGATGAGGCTATTCGTGACTATGGGATTTTCAGTAGCTCAGTAGACAACTGGAATGACATAGAGCACAAATACTCAAACACTATAAGCGAATATCTTAAACAGCAACTTCCAAGAGTAAACCGACACGCTCGCAAAAATAATACTCACAATTTTATAGTAGCCCATGCAAGAAACCCTGACATGCGAGGTGGGGATAAGTACCCACCTGCACCAAGACCTGATGAAATTGAAGGCGGTTCAGTATGGTACGCTAAGGCTTTAAATCTTATCTGTGTTCATAGGGATTACGAAGAACATGGGGAAGGTTGGAGGCAATCCAGCGAGGCTCAAATAATAATTCGCAAGATTAAAAAGAGGGCAGAAGGCGAAAAAGGAACTGCTAAGCTTACCTTTGATGTCTTCAGAAACGCTTACTATGAGAACTTAGGCGAAAGACACTACTTAGAAACACCATTTAACGGATTAGAAATTAAAACACCATTTTAACTATGAAAAAAATTAAATTCAAACATTGGGTATTCATTACTAAAATAAAAAGACAAAACGAATATTATCAAAGATTAGATAAAATAGCTAATGAATTGGTTGTTTTTTACTATGAATGTTTTAAAAAATAAAAACTATGAACCACTTAGAACGCTACGAATACTACAAGCAACAACAAGAAAGACAATTTAATTTTACTTTAACCAATCACGCAATGGCTGATATAGAAAGACGAATAGGGAGGCGACCACAACGGATTCAAGCCGTAATTGACTTGGAAAATTTCCTTAATGATTCCGAAAACAAAATCTCAAAAATACCTGATGAAAGATTAAGGAACGCTAAACTTGACCAGTTGAAGTTACTTTACAAAGTACACGATACCATTACTCAAATGCTGACAGCCGAAATGTATGCTTTGGCTAAACTTGACGAGGCTAAACAAAAGATATTAGAACTTGAACAAATCAATTACGATTTAGCAACACGAATAAATGTGCTTGAATTGTGAAAAACAAGTTAAAAACTACGACACAAATAAATTTAAATTTGATTAATAATTAAAACCACTTATGCTAATTAACATCAACTTATGTCTAAGCGACATACCACAAGAAAAAATCTTCACTTCAAAGAACGGCAAGAAGTACCTTTCAATTTGCGTAACTGATAGAAAAGAACCTGACCAATTCGGGAATGACTTGACTGCTTATATTAACCAGTCACAAGCTGAGAGAGAAGCAAAACAACCAAGAAAGTTTATTGGTACTGCAAAGAACTTAAAAAAGACTGCTTTAACTGAGAAAAACGATTTGCCATTTTAAATTATGACACCACAAGAAAAGGCGCAAGAATTAGTTGATAAGTATATTAACGCTTCATTCAATTGCAAAGATTGTAATATGCCATTTTGTGATATTAAATGTACACAATTAAGTTTAAATGAAGCTAAACAATGCGCATTAATTGCACTTGATGAGATAATTATACAAATAAATTATTGGGCAGTAAATTCTGTTAAATTATATTGGAAAAGAGTAAAAGAAGAAATTGAAAAGCTATGACACCAAAAGAAAAAGCAAAAGAGTTGGTAAATAAATATTCACCATATGTTTATTGCTATATGGGCAGTGGTATGTTGAGCAACAGTTACGATGACACAGTAATTATTATGAATGCTAAACAATGTGCTTTGATTGCAGTTTATGAGATGCTAAATGACTGTGATCCTTCAAGTCCTTTTGAAATTGAAAGAATTAATTTCTGGGAAAATGTTAAAAATGAAATTGAAAAGCTATGAAAAAGCTATCAACAAAAGTAGTTAGCTTAAAAGAATGGGTAAATAATTATGTTTACAAATGGATTTTGCAACAAGAAAAAAGAATTAAAAGTGAAGCAAAAAAGCTGTAAAATATGCAAGGTCAAATTTGAACCATTCAAACCACTTCAACAAGTATGTTCGCCTGCTTGCGCTATTCAATTGACCGATAAATTGAAGGAGAATGAACGAAAAAAAGTTAAAAAGGAGTTAAAGGAAAAGATTAAAGGTTCAGCCGATTACAGAAAAGATTTACAAGTAGTTATCAACTCAATCATTCGTGAAATAGATTCAGGGCATAACTGCATTAGTTCTGGTAGGCCATACAAATCAAACGACCAAGCTGGACATTATTACTCAGTAGGTGCTTATCCAAGTTTAAGATTTAACCTTCACAACATTTACTCTCAATCGGTAGCGGACAATCTCTACAAGTCAGGCAATCCAATAGGATTTACAAAGGGTTTAATAGATGTTTTTGGAGCTGATTGGCTAAAGTTAGTCACCAAGTTGCCTGAAGTTTACCGAGAAATGAAACTGGATAAAGAAGATTTAAAGGAGTTTATATTCAAGGCTAAAGAGTTTTTGAAAATAGTCAAAGAGTATAAGGCCTTGAATCAAATTTTAGTAAGTCAAAGAATTTACTTAAGAAATATGGGTAACAAGTTTATTGGAATTTATGCTGAGTAAGGAACAAATAATACTTCAGTTCTACAATAGCCCAAACCCGATGCAGATTTGCAAGAAAATTTCGCATCAATACTATACTGACGATCTTTTGCATGAATGTATATTAACTCTTTACGACTTAGACGAAAACAAAATACTTGATGCTTACAATAACAACTACCTTACATACCTTTTCTACAAGATAGTTTACAACTCTTACATATCTTACACCAGTCCATTTGCTAAAAAATACAAACATTTTGAATTTAATACCAACAACTTTAACAAGATTAAAACGGAAAGTGATTTTGAGAGCAACGATTTTGAAAATGAGAATGAGAAATTTACTAAGGACATTGAAAACTCAATAGAAGAACTTGAAGAATACGACCGAGAGTTATTTAAACTTTATATCCAATTCGGGGATTTCAGAAAAATCAGCAACCTTGTAGACATCAAATACGGAGCAGTTAGGCATTCAATTTTACAAACAATAAACTATTTAAAAACAAAACACAATGAACAATTTAATAATCTGCATTTTGATTGGTTCGGTAGGTTATGTGATGAGCCAAACGATAATCGAGATTTGGAGGAAGAATTTTAATACTTATCCTAAAAAACCTTTGAGTTGTGGTTACTGCCTATCGTTTTGGATTGGGTTAATTACTTTCCTTATCAAAGAACCTGCTTTTTATGCGTTTGGTTACGCTTGTTTATGTGCGGTGTTATCTTCTATTATCTTTAAAAAAATTACTCAATGAATCAAGAGATTTACGATATGCTACTTCCTTTAAAGTCAAAATGGGAAGTTTACAAAACTGAACATCATTCAACTTTTACAAACATAGATTTTCACATTGTGCAATCTGCTTGGGCAAAAATGTTTGGCGCACCTCCAAGAAACTTAGGCTGCCAATCATGTGTTCAGGAGTTACTAAGTAGAGTATTCAACCAATTTGATAAGTTTGTTCCTATCCAACCTAAAAAGAAAAGAAATGCTAAAGTTTAAACATAGTGGAAACGCTGGCGATATTATCTACTCACTAAACGCAATTAGGAAGGCTTGCCAAGATAATGAAACTGAGGCAGTGCTTTACTTACACTTAGACCAGCCTTTAAAACACATGATGGTAGGACACCCAGTTGGGAATGTAATGCTAAACGAGTATATGTATAAGATGCTTAGACCTTTACTTCTTAATTGTGACTTTATTGCTGATGTAATGGTTTACAATGGGCAAAAGATTGATTACGACTTAGACAAGTTCAGACAAATTGGTTTAAATTTAGGTGCTGGAGATATTAAGAAGTGGTATTATTACGCTTACCCTGAATTAACATTTGATATTGAAGCTCCTATATTTGATTGGAATAAACCTAACCAAGATTATATACTTATCAATAGGACTAATAGATATCAAAATGGGCAAATAGATTATTCTATTTTGAATGATTACGACTTAAAGCAAATGTTTGCAGGAACTAAGGATGAATTTGAAGTAATGAAAAAGACTTTGCCAAAGCTTGAGCATTTAAAAGTAAAGAATTTTTTAGAACTCAAAGACTGGATTGCATCAAGTAAAGTATTTATTGGCAATCAATCAATGTGTTTTGCGATAGCTGAACAACTTCAAACCGAGCGAATCTTAGAGGTTTACTTCGGTTGTCCAAACGTTATTCCTGCTGGGGGAGAGTTCTACGATGTATTTAACCAAAACGGATTTAAACACGCTTTAAACAATTTAATATGAAAAGTCATTATACACAATTAGAGAACGGAAGTTTCAAAAGCAATTACTTCCATAAACCTGAAGACATTTACTTCAATGACTACTGGTCACCAAACATGAACCATTCAACTATTCACCAGCAAGTTGGGAACGTGGTAGAAAAGAATGTACTTGTAAAAAACGCATTGACTAAAATTGAACCAAAAAAAGTTCTTGAAATAGCCTGCGCACCAGGAATACTTTTGGGAGATTTAAGCGGAGAGTTTCAATGCACTGGAATTGAGATAGACGAAAGATACAGAACCGATATACAAGGACTTGCTAAAGATTCAGACTTACACTTCGGATTCTTTCCTGAAGTAACGGGTAATTGGGAAAGTGAGCAATTCTCAAACATAATCGCACTTGATGTCATTGAACACATTGAGGATGGCAAAGGATTCCTTGAAGAGTGCCACAGACTTTTAGTTAATGGGGGAAGGTTAATTATTCAAGCTCCAATGATTTTAGAGGATGGGATAATGGATGAAAGGATGTTTCACGAAATAGAACACATTTGGATTTACGATATACAACACATGAAACATATGTTAGTAGATGCTGGATTCATTCCTATTTCAGTTGAGAGATGGAAAGTAGGTCACGAACAAATAGTAGCTGAAAAATGAAAATACTTGTAATTATACCAAAGCCAATAACGGGTGTTGAATATCACCGCTTACTAATGCCCTTTGAGAATATGGGAGAAGGCTACGAAGTGACCGCAGTTGAAACAATAGACCAGCAACAGGATTCTTTTTTTGAACAATTTGACCTAATCTATACAAGCTCAGTAGTTTCAAAGTTTGGATTTCAGGAAGTTCTATGGTCACAACTTAAACGCTTAGGCATCCCCGTAATAATTGACAGAGACGATGATTGGCAGTTACCACATGACCATTTAATGAAAAGGGACTGGGTAAAAAATAAGACAGCTGAACAAATAGTGTACAACTTAAAAATGGCTGATGCTGTAACAGTACCAACCGAGTATCTTGCTCAAAAAGTTAAACAATATAACCCTAATGTGTTTGTTATACCGAACGCTATTGATTTTAACCAACCCCAGTTTAAACCTGACCAAAAAATTAAGGACTTAAAAACCGATAAAGTGCACATTGGCTGGAGTGGTAGCGTAACCCACTTTCATGACGTTATGATGCTGACCGATACTTTTATGCAGTTAAACTCTAACCCTGACACGAGTAAAAAATATAGGGTAGTTTTAAGCGGATTTGTTGAAGGTGACCAAGTATGGAACGAATACCAAAAAATCTTTACTTCAGGCTACAAGATAGCAGAAGACCAATATTGCAGGATAAACGGAATGGACGTATTTACTTACGCAAGTGCTTACGACTTAATGGATGTTGGTTTAATCCCTTTAAAGGACACCGAGTTTAACCGCTGCAAGTCTGAATTGAAAATGATGGAGATGGGAGCAAAAAGACTTCCCGTTGTAGTTTCAGACCAGTACCCTTATACAAACATTGCTAAACATGGAATAAATAGTTTAGTAGCTAAAAAGAACACTTGGTTTAAAAACATAAAAAGGCTAATAGACAGTAAAGAGTTAAGGGAAGACTTAGGCGAAGCCCTATATCAAGAAATTTACACCAATTTTAATATATTAAAGATAAACGAGTTAAGAAAGGAGTTATTTAAAAATGTCAAAAATAGGTAAACCAAAAGCAATAGAAAGCCCAGAGATAATGTATGAGCTTTTTGAAAAGTACAGAGAGGAGGCGAAAGCCAATCCCATTTTGAAACATACCTTTGTGGGCAAGGACGGAAAGTCAGTTTATGAAAAAAGGGAAAGAGCTTTGACGATTGAGGGTTTTGAATTGTATTTATTTAAGAAGGGCATTATAAGCGATTTGAGCCATTATTTTTCAAATAAGGATGAAAGATACACTGACTATGTCGCTATCTGCACGCATATACGCAAAGAGGTCAGAGAAGACCAAATTCAAGGAGGGTTAGCTGGGGTGTACAATCCGAGCATAACCCAACGACTAAACGGACTTACTGAGAAGGTACAAACAGAGCAAAACATAAACGTCAATAAATTGCCTGAATGGCTAACCAAACCAATTGAATAATGTTTAACCCTAACTTCGTTTTTTTAGAAAAAAATATAAATACAAAGCGTGTGCTTGCCTTACAAGGTGGCACACGTTCCTGACTGGAAAGACCTACTCAGCTCTGCAATGGCTTATCCGATTATGTCTAAAACATCAGGGCATGACTATTTCAATAGTTAGGAAAACCCTTCCAGCTTTGAAGTCCTCTGCAATGCGTGACTTTATAGAGATATTAACTTCAATCGGTTACTATAACGAGGCTGACCATAACAAGTCAGAAAATACTTATCAGTTAAATAAAAACTTGATTGAGTTTTTTAGCGTGGACGATGCACAAAAAATTCGTGGGAGAAAGCGTGACATCCTATTTGTGAATGAAGCCAATGAGATTGATTTAGAAGACTGGAGGCAGTTACTTTTAAGAACAACTGGCAAGGTTATTATTGACTACAACCCTTCAGACTTTGAACATTGGATTTATGACCAAGTGCTAACTCGTGACGATTGCGGATTGATTATAACTACCTATAAGGACAATCCACACTTGCCCGATGCACTTAAAAAAGAGATTGAAAGTTTAGAACAGGCAGACCCTGAATATTGGAAAATCTTTGGTTTAGGGGAAAGGGGTCAATTGATGGGCTTAGTCTTTAACAATTGGACAAATCAACTTACTGTACCCGATAACGCCAATTTTGTTGGATACGGGTTAGACTGGGGATTCTCAGCTGATCCAACTGCACTTGTTTCAGTTTGGAAGTATGAGCAGGAACTTTACATTAGAGAGGAGCTTTACGAAAGAGGGTTAACCAATCAAGATATAGCCGAAAGGTTAAAGGATATGGGCATAGCTCGGAAAGAGATTTATGCAGATAGTGCCGAACCGAAAAGTATTGAGGAGGTGTATAGGTTAGGTTTTAACATCAAGCCAACTCAAAAGGGTAAGGATAGTATTATAAACTCAATTGACATTCTTAGACGTTACCGACTTAACTTGATAGGCAATAACCTACAAAAGGAGTTCAGAACGTACAAGTGGAAAACGGACAAAGCTGGCAAGATAGTCAATGAGCCAGTGGACTTTAACAACCACTTAATTGATGCCACACGCTATTTGGCATTAATGAAACTGCAAGAACATAGACGGGGACAATATGTTACAATCAGGGCTTAAAAAAATATATTAGATAGAATGAAAAGCATTTACTACAATTTAACCTTAAAGGACTTTATTGAGCTAAACTCAGTGAAGGGTAACGACTTGGAAGCGAAAAGACAAAAGCTTTCAATTCTGTTTAAGGTGGAAAAGGAGTTCTTTGATGGTATGACCTCAGCGCAAGTAATTGAGCTATACTCAGACTTTGAGAAGTTGGAAGCCCAACCGATTAAGGCAGTTTACAAAAGTAAAGTAAAGGTGGGGGGTAAGTGGTTTTTTGTTGATTACCGATTGAGTCAAATAAGCTCAGCTCAGTTTATTGACATCACCCACTTCGCTAAGTCTAATCCATTGGACAATATACACCGAATTGTTGCAAGTTGTGTTAGACCGATAAGCTGGAGATTTGGAAAGGCAGGAAAGTATAACGGGGATGAACATGACGAGATAAGCGAACTACTCCTGAATAAAATGAAAATCAAAGATGCTTACCCTATCATGCTTTTTTTTTGCAATCTATCAAGCAAATTATCGGACAATATCCTAAACTTTTTCCTGAGTCAAGCGGAAACGATGGAGAACCAGCTCAGAACTTTAACACAAAGTGGGGATGGATTGCGACAATAGATAACCTTGCAGGACATGATAAGACCAAATGGGATTACTTTTTTAACTTAGGGCTAAAAGAATTTTTAAACGTAGTAAGCTATCACATAGACCATACAGAGGAGATTAAAAGGCAGAATGCAGGAACAAGACTACACTAACTTACTGAGCGACTTAGGCACTGACTTAACCGAGCCAGCCAAGTTTGATTCGTTAATTGAGCAGGCAGTAATTCGTTTTGTCAATAGCTTGTCCGATGCGATGAAATCAAACCTAACCGAAAAGGATGGGTACTATGCGGATTCGGAATTGGTTCAGTCAATTATCACCTTACCGCTTGAATCAAATGGAACTACTTTTTCAATGGCTATTGACATGAATTACTATGGTGACTTTTTGAATAAAGGGGTAAGTGGTACACGAAACAAGTTCAATTCTCCGTACTCATTCAAAAAAGAATCAGTTAGTCCAGCGTTTAACAAGTCACTTAGAAAGTGGATAACTAAAAGGGGTATTCCGATTCAGTCAAGATATTCAAATACTCGCAACTTAACTAAATCGGCAAGGGCTAAAAAACAAATAGACGAAAAAACCAAAATGGCATATGCTATTGGGATGGGAATAAAAAGGGAAGGTATAGAGCCAACTCACTTTATTGACGATGCTCTAAGCGAAAAAAGCATTGAGACATTTGCCCAGAGCTTAGCCGATGCTTTAGGGCGTTCTATTGAAGTAACAATAATAAATAAATTCAAATGATAATAAACAGTCAGCCAAATAACTGGCAAAACGTGTATAATGAGTTAGTGTTCGGATTGGAAAGTACCAACGCTTCAGCAGCGGGTTTTCAATTCTTAGTAGATATTAACGTCTCAGGACAGACAAACCCAGTCGCTCGCCTAACTTTTCCTAAACAACCCAATGTAAATACAGTGGATGTGGATGTAAGCGAAGTATTGCGTAATTACGTTACTTATGACTTTCAAAGTTATAACAGCTCAGGCATTAAACATTGCACCAACTCAAAGGTTGATTATTGGGTTGACTTCGGAGAGGTAAGGAATAACGCTTCAGGCATCCCGACAATTTACCCGAACTTAGCTAACTTCTATTCAAGTGGTAGTAACGCACATTCTACTAATGCGGTATTTGACTTTTTGGATTGGAGCAAAACAGCCTTCACTGACTTAAACATAAACGCTCCTGAAAGTTCTTTAAAAACTTTGAACCAGACAACCTATCAAGAAAAATTAAGATATGGTGAAGAAAGGTTTTTAACTGTATTTGATAAGGATGGTGTTTTCTCAAACATAAATGTACAAGTACTTGACAAGAATTTGAGCGTGATTACACAATCAAATGCAGCATATACACCAATTGGTTCAATCGTATCAATCAACGTGGCTAATTCTGGCAATGCAAGTGGGGTTTATAAAACTGTTTATGACACTGCTTTTAGTGACCCCGATGCTTACTACTACCGAGTGAACGGACAAAATACAAGTGGAAGTGGAGCTATTACTTATTTTAGTCGCACTTTTTTAATTGATACAAGTTGTCAAAAGTACAACCCAATCCGATTACATTGGTTAAACAACTTGGGGGGATTTGATGCTTATACTTTTACTAAGGTTAGCCGAAACTTTACGGACATTGAACGCAAGATGTTTAAGAAATTCCAACCTTTGAACTACCCTAAGACCTTCCGAGCTAAAACCGACTATTACACTAAATTCACCGATACGATACAAATCAACTCAGATGGCTTAACCGATGCTGAATGGATAGGATTAAAAGAGTTAATCCTTAGTCCAGTTGTTATGATGGAATACGGAGCGACTTACATTCCCGTAAACATTAAGGAAACCAACTACGAAGAAAAGCAATACGTAAACGATAGACAAATAAGCAGTTTAAGTTTAACTCTTGAATACACCTTTGATAATTACAGACAATCACTATGAACCAGACCGAACTAAAAATAATAGCTTACAACGCATCAGGAATTGTTAGTAATACTTGGGATGTTGATTTGTACGACACTGTCCCGATGCCAATTAATAAATCAATAGTTGATATTAGAGAACCTGACAAAAGACAGAGCGACTATACTAAGAGTTTAACCATACCCGGCACAGCTAACAACCATTCTATTTTCTCTGCTATCTTCAATTTAGACAGAGCCACAATAAACACTTCTACTTTAAACTTTAATCCTGATTTTAACCCGAACTTAAAAGCTGATGCGATACTATACCGAAAAGGCATTGAGCAAATGAGAGGTTACATTCAGTTAGTAAGTATTAAGAATGTAGATGGGGCAATAGAGTATGAATGTGTAATTATTGGGAAGTTTGCTAACCTATTTCAAGACTTAGGGGAGTTGAGCTTAACTGAATTAGACCTATCGGACTATAACCACGTTTGGAACAAAACCAATGTTGAGAATAGCTGGGAAACGTCAATAATAAAGAACGGCACAACCTATGTAAATTTCAACGCAAGCGGACAACCTAACGGGGCTGGATATGTTTACCCATTAATTGACAGAGGCAATTCAGTTACAGCGGCCGAGAATGATTACAACTTTGGCACAATGTACCCTGCTGTCTATGCTAAGCAAGTAGTAGATAGTATTTTTTTAAATGCAGGGTATAGGTATGAATCAAACTTTTTCAACTCACAAAGATTCAAGAACTTAATTATTCCTTATTGCGGTGGTGAGTTTAGGATGACAGCATTAGAAGTTGAGGATAGGACATTCTTAATGACTAACTCAACTGGGTTAAGTTATACAAGTTCTTACCAATATAACTCAGAAGTATTTAAAATTGGGTTTAATGTTAATGGCAATGACACCAGCCCGAGTGGGGTAAGCACTACTAACCATGAATGGACTTGCCCAAGTGGATTAAATGGGAATTACAGATTCGCTTTAGATGGGAATATCACAATTACTAATAGTGGTAATCCTGATGAGGTTTGCCGATTTGCATTTGCATTTACAAGAAAAAGGGGTACTCAAATAAATAGATTCTCAATAACTTATAGAACCTCCTCAGGCACTGGAGTAAGTTCACCTCTTAAAATTGAAACTGGTTTAATTGATATTCAAGCAGGGGATAAAGTTTATGTTGACTGCTACTATGGGGCATTAACTATTTTAGGGGTTACAGCAGATGCAAGAAATTTTACAATAACATTTGACACTGGATTTGATTTTTACTCAAACCCTGACGCTAATTACCAAGAAGGGCAAACAATTGACATAGCAGCAGCACTTCCAGAAAAGACAAAACAAACAGAGTTTCTTCAGTACTTGATTAAGATGTTCAACTTATATGTTGAAGTTGACAAGATAGACCCGAAAAAATTAATCATTGAACCACGAGATGAGTTTTACACAAATACGCTTGTTGACCTTACTGACTACTTAGACGTATCGCAAGAACTTGAAATTAAACCTATGGGTTTACTTGACTTCAGAGTTTTTGAAATGTCATATAAATCTGATTCAGACGAGTTCAATCAACGCTATGAAATGGTTTATCGTGAACCATTTAGCAAACAGAAGTTCAATATTAACAATGATTTTATTCGTGATTCAAAAGTAGTTGAAATCGGATTTAGTCCAACTCCTTCAGTTGATGCTACTACTAACGATAGGATAATCCCTAAAATAAGACCGCTTGATCCTTCGACTGGTTCAACAAATTTGCCAGTTTACAACATTAGAATTCTTCAATATGGTGGATTAGTAGCCACATCACAAGGTTGGAATTTAAACTATAACGGAACAGCCATTCAGAATTACACTGAATATCCTTACGCAGGGATGCTTGATAGTATTGATACGCCTACTTTTAGTTTAGAATGCACAACTGCAAAGGCTTATTTTTATGGAAATACTCCTGCAATTACTACGGCTAACCTTTACAATTCGTATTGGCTTAAAACCATTACCGAGATTACGGACAAAGATTCAAAATTAGTTAGTGGGTATTTTCATTTAAGCCCAAATCAGTTGGCTAACTTATCCTTCAGGAACTTTTACCGAATAGACCAGCAGTACTACCGATTGCATCAAGTTGAATATGACCTAAATTCCAATGAGCCAGTTAAGATTGAGTTCTTAAAACTAAAGGTTGCGCCTGATTTCATTGCAGAAAACACCACAACCAATGGAGGTTATGCAATTTTTGACCCTGAGCAACCCAATTTGGATGAAATACTTTTGCCTAATTTAGACAAAACAAGTAACAGTGGGTTTTTAGATGACAGAGAAAAGATTTATACGGACATAGTTTACACTGACGACACGTTTGTTTTTACCGATTTCGCTCAAAAGATTTGGTTAGTTGATGGTTCAAGCAGAACATACTTGCCTGATGCGACAAGCTCTAAGCCTTTGACTGGTTATCCGTTTATAATTATTCACAACCAAAACGGAATTGATATTGACATATACCCGATAGCTGACCAATTGATAAGTGGGGAAAGTTCATTCAAATTAAAAACAAAACACACTGCTTGGTTCGTGCCTTATTCGGGCAACTGGACAGTAATATTTAATAACAACACAAATGCTTGATAAATTCAAAGAAGTAATAGAAAAATGCGAATTAGCGGAATTAGTTAAATTAATTGATTCGGCTGATTCCACTATATTAAGTATAATCATAAAAACAGAAAACGAGGTACTGAATGGCTAAAAATGAAGTAGTAGTAGAAACCAAAGTCGTAACTGGTGACAGTGCGGCAAAAATTGAAGAAGTCAGTAAGTCAACCGATAAACTCAATGACAATCTAAAGGAAACCCAAAAGGAAGCCAAAGAAACCGAGAAGAAATTAGACAAAGCTACCGATGCAGTTGGAAGGATGCCTGGCCCAATTGGTTCTGCTGTGGATGGATTCAAAGGGATGGTTAATTCTTTTAAAGCTATTATTGCATCACCAGTTGGAATGGTATTGGCTGCGGTTGCGGTTGTAGTTGGTTCTTTAGTTGCTATATTTTCAAAGTTCAGCCCAATAGTTGACTTTTTATCTGACAAGATTGCTTTACTAAGTGGGGCATTTTCAGGATTACAGAACCAAGTAATTAGCTTTATTCAGGGAACTGGATTTAGTACCGAAAAAATCAAGGAACAAGCCTTAGCCATGCAAGAGGCTGAACGAATGACAAGAGATTATGAGGATTCATTATCAGCAGTTAATTTAAGACAGGCGCAATATGAAAGGCAAATTGATGTAAACTTAAAGAAACTTAAAAACAAAAATATTACTGAAAAGGAAAGCAATGCTATTATACAAGAAACTATAAGACTGCAAAAACTTCAAGTTGATGAAGCCCAAAAATCACAAATTGAAGAAACAGCTATGCTTAAAAAACGTGTATTAGCATATGATGGTTCTTATAGGCAGATTTTAGCTATTGCAAAAGGAGTATCAGTTGCCGAATTAAATACTGGAAATGAGAAACTTGATGCTGCATTAATAGCATTGCAACAAAATTATGAAAAAAGACAAAATGCGGTAAGTGGATATGAGCAGAAATACGAAAGAATCCAAAACGTAAAAGATGCGCAAGATGCTAAATATAAATCAGCTCAGGAGGCAAGGCAAAAGAAAGTTGAAGAAGAACAAAAAAAGAGTTTAGAGCGTCAACAAAAACAACTTGATGACTTTGACAAGGCACAAAAAGAGAGAGAAGATGCTGTAAAAACTGGATTTGATAACACTTCTAAAATTACAGAAGACTACTATAAAAAAGAAGCTACTAAATTACTTCAAAGCAATTTAACAACTGAGCAACTTAAAAAAGAGCAGGATGACTTAGATTTAAAAAGGCTAAATCAGCAACTTGAAAACGCCAAAATGTACGGACAAAGTACAACTGATTTAGAGTATCAAATTGCACAGAAAAAATTAAGCATTAATAAAGATGCAGCAGAAGCCCAAAAGAAAATTGATGAAGATGTAGCAGCCAATAGGGTTAAATCTTTAGAGTCAGCATCAAATACCTTAAAAACATTTGCAAGCGTATTAGGCGAAACAACAGCAGAAGGAAAAGCCTTAGCAGTTGCAGCCGCTACGATTGATACTTATAAGTCTGCTCAGAGTGCTTACGCAAGTTTAGCTGGAATTCCAGTTGTTGGACCAGCTTTAGGAGCAGCAGCCGCAGCCGCAGCAATAGCAAGTGGATTGGCAACAGTTAATAAGATACTAAGCGTACAAGTTCCAAATAGTTCAGGGGGTGGTTCTGTTCCTTCAGCACCACCAATGACACGCCCATCAAGTTCATTTACTCGTATTGACAACTCAACACCATTAGACGTGAACAACACTGGAGCTACTAAGGTATATGTAACTGAAACCGACATCACTAATACTCAAAAGAAAGTTGACGCTATTAAGGCAAAGGCGGTTATAGGTTAAAACTTAATTAAAATAAACTATCTAAATATATGGCTAAATTACCTTTATACGAACTACTTATTAACGAAGACGAGGAAACTGGAGTTGATTTTATTGCTTTGGTAGATGCGCCTGCAATTGAATATGATTGGGTAGCTTTTAAAAGTGAATTTGAAACTTATAGCGACTATCCTAAAGCAGCGAGTGAAAACGCAAAGAGAGCATTAGAACTTAGAGATGAATATAAGTTAGATTGTGGCACTCCAGTTGGATGGACAAGAGCTAATCAATTGGCTAATGGAGAGAATATCAGCAGAGAAACCATAGCAAGAATGTCAGGCTTTGAACGCCACAGAGAAAACTCTAAGGGCGACCCTAAAGAAGACTGCGGAGCGTTGATGTGGTTAGCTTGGGGAGGCGATGAAGGAATAGAGTGGGCAAGTAGAAAATTACAACAGATTGATTTTGTAGTTGAACCAAAAGCAGGAGAATCAGAAAACGAGTTTGTAAGTAGGTGCATTGGAATTGAAGTTAATGGCGGAATGAGTCAAGAGCAGGCCGCAGCGGTTTGTTACGCTAAGTGGGAAAAGAAAGGATTTAGCTTTAAAACTACTGACAAACAAATAATCTCTGGCCCAGCAATGATTCCTGACCAGCCAATTTACAGAAGGGGCAAAGATGGCGAGGAATATAATGTGGTTTTCACTAAGAGTACCATTCAAAAAATAGTTGAGAGATATTTCAAAAACCAATACAACAGTAACTTTAATCTTCAGCACAAAAAGAATATGTTAGCTGAAGGGGTTTACTTGATTGAGTCATTTATTATTGATTCAATGAGAGGTATTAAAGCCCCTGAAGGATTTGAAGATTTACCCGATGGTAGTTGGTTTATATCATGCAAGGTTGACAATGAGGAAATTTGGAATGACTATATCAAAAGCGGAAAGTTCAAAGGCTTTTCTGTTGAGGGACTTTTCACTGATAGAAAAGTAGAATTAGTTAGCAATGTAGAACAAGCCATTGCCCTTGTTGATAAATTAAAATTGAACAAACAAAATATATATACAAATAATATGAGCGATGTAAAAGAGCTATTAAGCAAATTAAAAGAAATCTTTTCTGAAGAATCTACAATGTCTTTTGAAGAGGCAAAGTTAGCAGATGGAATAACCATTGTAAAGTGGGAAGGCCCTTTGGCTGAAGGAACAAGTGTTGTAGTAGTAAGTGAATCAGGAGAAGTTCCTGCACCAGATGGTGAACACGAGTTACAAGATGGTAGAAAAATCACAGTTGAGAATGGAAAAGTAACCGCTTTGGTTATGCCTGAAACTCCGATTGAAACTCCAGAAGCTCCAGTTGAAATTGAAATTGAGGCAGCATCAGAAACTAAAGTTGAAGAAATGCTTTCGGCTATGGAAGCTAAGGTTGCTAAAATGGAAGAAGTTGTTGCAGCATTAGAGGCTAAGATTGCTGAAAAGATGGGAACTACTGAAGAAAAAATGAACTCACAAAAAGAGGCTTTTTCTAAGTTAGTTGAAATCGTAGAAAAGTTAGCAGATGCACCAAGTGCTGAAGTGGAAGCTAAGCCTTTCAATGTAAACTTTGCTCAAGAAAAAGAAAACAAATACAACAGATTAAACGAAATTTTAACTTATTTAAATAAATAAACATGGCATTTAATGTAACGGGTTTAGCTTCCTACACAAAAGCTAACGAAAGAGAGTTATTGACTAAGTCTTTATTCTCTGCAAAATCAATCAGCTTGGCAACTAAGATGCCTGGCGTAAAATCAGCTGAGCAAGTAAACATCATGGACACTGATGCAGTATTTCAGTCTGGTACTTCATGTGGTTTTAGTGCTTCGGGTACTACAACTTTTTCAAATAGAACAATGACAGTTTATCCAATCAGAGTTCATGAGGCTTTATGTCCAAAAACTTTGGAAACTAAATACCTTCAGTTGGTATTGCCAAATGGTTCTAATCCAAAATCAATTCCATTTGAACAACAATTTACAGACTTAAAAGCTGGTTTGATTGCTCAAAACTTGGAGAGAGCTTTCTGGCAAGGTGACACCAGTTCAGGTGACAATGCTTTAGCTCAATTTGATGGTTTAGTAAAACTCATTACTTCTGTTTCAGGTAGTGCAATTGCTGCAAATAGCTCAGCATTTATGACTGGTGCGCCTTATTCAGCTTCGGGCGGTATCACTGTATCAAACGTGATTAACATTTTGCAAGGTGTTTACAGAGCTATTCCAGCTGCTTTAGTTGACAAAGCTGATACAACTATTTTCGTAGGTATTGACACTTTCAGAACTTACCAATTAGCTTTAACAAACGCAAATCTTTTCCATTACAATACAGATGCTTCAAATAGCAATTTTGAAATCGTATTGCCGGGTACTAACATTAAAGTTGTTGGTGTAAATGGTTTGAACGGAACAAATAGAATCTACGCATTGCGTACTTCAAATATGTTCTTCGGTTGTGACGTTTTGGGCGAAGAAAGCAAGTTTGAAATGTTCTGGGCGCAAGAAGCAATGGAAGTTAGATATGTAGCTGAGTTCAAAGCTGGTGTTCAAATCGCATTCCCTGCTGAGGTTGTTTATTTCGTAGGTGCTTAATTAATTAACTTAAGAGGGGGTGGGGTTTGAGAGTTCAAGCCTTATCCCCTTTTTTATAAAAAATATAAGGAGATAAAAATATGGCGTGCGCAGTAACAGCAGGATATACCTTAGATTGCAAAGATGCAGTTGGAGGTTTAAAAAATATTTATTTTGCAGATAATAACATAGTAAATGCAACTTTCACAAGTTCAGTAAGTGGTGGAATTTCAGAAATTACAGGTCTTTTTTTCTACAGATATGAGTTAATGCCACAAGCAGCAGATTCATTCACTGAAGAAATCACATCAACTCCAGCAAACGGAACAGTTTTCTACACTCAAACAGTAGTAGCAAACTTTGCTAAAATGAGCCAAGAACAAAGAAATAAATGGTACACAATAGCACAAGCTCGTTTACTTACTATTATTGAGAAGAAAGACGGAACATTTTGGTTATTAGGAGAAACCAATGGTTTAGAAGTTAGTGCAGGTTCGCACACTTCAGGTGCTGCAATGGGAGATTTCAACGGCGTTCAGCTTACCTTAACTGGAATGGAACCGCAACCAGCTCAAATAGTATTGCCGGGTGCTTTTCAAATTCAATAACTTCGGGTAGAGTTTTTTCATAGGTAGAAATGGGCAATCAGAAATGGTTGCCTTTTCTATTTTATAATAAAATCACTTTTTTATATATACAAATATGGTCAACCTTACTTATGGAGTGAACGAAATTCTTGTAAGTGCATCTGAAAATGTCACAAATCCCAACTTCACTGACTTTAGTGGTGGCTTTTTCGGCATCTATTCGCAAGTAACTAAGCAGACAAAATGGGTTCAAGTTGTAAATGATTATGACTATTTTCCTCGCTGCGACAATTTTACTATTGAAGTGGTTAATAATCCAAACGAAGAAGACTTAGAAAATGGAGTTGTTTACTTAAAAGAAAATGGATTTTACGAGTATTCAATTTGGACTAATTACAACAACGAAAATGCACCTACAACAAATGATACTTTACTTGAAAGAGGAAAGTGTTTATTAGAATTTAATGAAGCTACTTTAAGCACCTATAATCCCGACATTGAAATAATTGTTTATGACAGACAGTAAAAGTAAATTTGTTTTTTATAACGAACCTTTAAGCACTTACACAGTACCAGTTTTTGAAAAAGAAAAAAACAAGGACTATGTAAAGTATGGCGAGGACAATAACTATCCGCAGTACTTAGTTAATCTATTTAATAGGTCAGCTAAACACAACGCTATTTTAACTGCTAAACAAAAATACACCTACGGACGTGGTTTAAAAATCAAAGAAGGTTTAGTAACTGACCAAGCAATAAAGGCTCAGGCGTTTTTAGTTCGTCCAAACAACTTTGAAACATTAAGTGATATATTCAATAAAGCTGTACTTGATAAGCGTTTATACGGAGGCTATGCTCTTCAAATAGTATGGTCTAAGTTATCGGGTAAAGTTGCGCAAGTTTACCACATGGACTTTGCTAAAATACGTTCTAATGTAGACAATACTTGTTTTTACTATTCAGATGACTGGTCAGATTATCGTCCGAAAGTAACCGAGTTTGAAGCATTCAACCCTGAAAAAAGAGAGGGTGTTCAGATTCTTTATTATCGTGAATACAGACCGAATTTAAGTACTTATCCATTGCCTGATTATATCGGAGCGATTCCGTATATTGAAAGTGATGTTGAAGTAGCGAATTTTCACAGAGCAAACCTTCAAAATAACTTTTTCTTCGGTGGGATTTTAAACTTTAACAACGGAATCCCAACTGATGAGGAGCAACGTGCTTTAGTCCGCAGAATTAATAACAAACATGGCAGCACCGATAACGCAGGCAGATGGATTATTAACTTTTCGGATGGTTCAGATAAAGCCCCTAATGTAATTAGTCTTCAGCCAAGTGAATTAGACAAGCAGTTTGACATCCTAAACGATACAATTCAGCAAGAAATATTCGTTGCGCATCGTGTTACTTCTCCTATTTTTATGGGTATTCGTACAGAAGGTCAATTAGGTGGACGTAATGAAATGGTAGATGCTTTCAAGTTATTTGAACAAAACGAAATCAAACCAGACCAGCAACATTTTGAAGAGTTATTCAACTACATTATAGGATTAAACGGAATTAATCAGCCATACGAAGTACAACCTTTAGAACCATTTAGCCCTGAATTTACAGAACAAACTTTAATTCAGATTGCTACTAAAAACGAATTAAGGGAAATGGCTGGTTTACCAAAACTTGAAGAACCAACACCAATAACACCACAAGCTTTTTCAGAAGATTCAGAAATTGAAGTTTTTGCAGAATACGGGGTTAATGCTGAGGACTATTTAGAGTTTGAAAGTAGAAGATTAGAAGTATTTGAAGACCATTATAGTTTTGAATCTCATTTAGAATTTAACGAGCAAGAATTACACGAATTAGCTTTTGCAATTGAGTCACTTACTGAAGAAGAAAAGAAACTTTTAAGTCAAGTTAAGAAAGACCCTTTAATTTCAAAGAAAGATTTAGCTGTAAACTTAGAAATAAGCGAAGGTAAATTAGATGAGTTAATCAAATCTTTGAAAGATAAAAAGGTTTTAGCGTTGACTGAAGGAGCTTGGAATGTCATAAACGTATTACCAACTCAAAGTGCGATTGGAAAGATAGCAGAGGAGTTAAAAAAGTATGAGGTTAGGTATAAGTATCAAGGTCCAAACGACAGCAAAAATAGAGCGTTTTGCAAGGCTTTATTGAACTTAAACAAACTATATACAAGAGATGAAATTAGCAAAATCTCTCAACGTGTAGGGCGTAATGTTTGGACAAAAAGAGGCGGTTGGTACACTAAGCCAAACACAGATATTCACTTACCTTATTGCAGACATCAATGGGCATCAATTTTAGTTAAAAAGAAGTAAATGGCAACAGTATTATTTATATCAGAGGAAACTCTAAAACAGGAAACTATAATTTCTGAAAACGTTGACCCGAAGTTATTAGTGCCAACTATCAAAGAAGCGCAAAATATTTACCTACTTCCAATATTAGGTACGTCTTTATACAATCAGTTGGTTACTCAAGTATCAAGTAATACAGTAAGCGCAGCAAATGTTACCTTATTGGACACTTATATTACGCCAACACTCGTAAAATATTGCGTTTATGAATCAATTTTGCCGTTGAGTTTCAAGTTTCAAAACAAAAATATCGCTACTAAGAATTCAGAATTTAGCAATCAGGCTTCAATGGATGACTTGAGATACTTACTTGACTACACAAAAAACAGAGCTGAGTGGTATGCTGAAAGATTAACTAATTTCTTGTTAGCAAATCAAACAACTTATCCGTTATATTTGACACAAATTGATGCAAATATTGATACTATTTACCCGAATGATAATAACTACCAAAACGGAATGTATTTAGGTCCAGACATTGATTGGGATTTAGTACCACCAAGCGTAAAATATCAAGGAAACTTTAGACGAAGAACATAACTATGAGAAAAAAAGGAAGTAAAAACAAAGCGAATTTAGAAAAATTAAGAATCTATTTAAATGCAAACCAGCCTAAACAAGATAGTCAACCTATTACAAGAGATAGCAACAAGTAATAAATTTCTAAATGGGAACTTTACTTTTTGTGATGTCGCTGATTTGGGAGCGAGTGCGCCTTTATCTTACCCTCTTTTGTGGGGCGATGTAAGACCATCTAATTTCGGCAGCAAGGTATTTAGTCTTAACTTACAATTAACTGCAATAGACATTGTATTAAAAGACTTGAGTAATGAAAGAGATGTGTTGAGTGATACGCTGCAAATTATCTCTGACGTAATTGCTAAAATTAAGCAGTCAACTTACTACGGAAGTTATTTTGAAATGCAAGAAAACATTTCATGTACACCGATAAAAGATAGCTACGGAGATGAAGTGGCTGGTTGGGTATGTAATTTTACTTTAAATATTGCTAATCCGTATGATTCGTGCTTAGTTCCAACAAATTAAAATAAAAATAAAAATTAATATATAAAGATATGATTTTAGAGCAAAGAATGTTAGGCGGTAACGGATGCAAATTCATTGATGCTGCTTCAACTGGAAATACATTTTATTGTATAGTAGTTAATGCTGATTGCGTTTTAACTACTTTAACAACTGTTAGCGGACAGAACTTACTAACTCAATACGGATTGAGCGGAAAAACTTTAAAACAAGGAACGTTAATTCCTTTATTTAACGGTGACCCGATTGCAAATGTAACTCCTTCAAGTGGTTCAGTTATTGGTTACGGTTATAACATAATGGGCTAATGATTAGTTTAGGATTAGGCAGAGTAATTGGTGGCGGTGTTGTTGCAGCCAGCTTTGATGCTGACTACCAAGCCATTTTAACCAATGCAATAAGCAGAGGAGCAGCGTTACCAAACGCTTCAGAACAAGTTATACAAAATCAGTTAATAGTAGATTTAAAATCCGCTGGCATCTGGTCTAAGTTGGATGGGTTCTATATGTTTGCAAATAATATAACTGATTCAACTGGAGCATACGCAAGAATAAATTGGAAAAATCCATCAGCTAATTATGCAACTGCATTTGTCAATTTACCTTCAATAACTAACAAATCAGGGTTTACAGGTGATGGGAATAATCAGGGGTTAAATTTAAATTTAGCTGCTAATGCTGGGGCGAATTTTAAAAATCCAAACGGCTCATTTGGCGTTTTTGTTGGTACAATCTCAACTAATAACTCCCCAATAATGGGTGCGGGTAGTGCAATAAATAGAATTAGAAATCAAAGCCCAACAGCATCAACTAATTTAATTGCTCGCTCAACAATTACTACTAATTATAGTTCGAATTCCGTAATTCATTTAAATGTTAATGGTACTGTAATGACTGCATATAAAAATGGAGTTGGAACAAATGGTACTTATGCATCTTGGGGTGCTGACGATACATCTAATTGGGCTGTTTTAAGATATGGTGATTTGGCGTCTTATGGAACTTCACAAATTAAAATGGCATTTATTGGTGGTAATTTAGCGAGTGAAGCCGCTACTTTCAGTACAACTATTCAAAATTATATAACCGCTGTTAACGCTTTATAATGGATTCAAAAATAATAGAACTTAATATAGTTAGCTGGGCTTTGGCATTTGTTGGAATGATGGCTCATTGGTTGCCAGTTGTTCAGTTTCTTTCGTTTACGCTATCGGTTATAATTTCACTTTGGCAACTATCCCAAATGTTTAAGAAATGGTTAAAAAAATAAAGCAAAATATTTCAGTTTTAGAAAATCCAATCACAACTATATGTGGGTTTATTTTGTTTTTTTACTCATTGTTTTTGATGGCTTTTCCTTTGCTGTATGAAACCAAAAGTGAAATTGATATTTACTATCCTATTGGTGTTGGAATTGTTGGTTTATGCCTATTGGTTATTCCCGATGATTTAAAAGGAGCTTTGCGAAGAATAATTCAAAAAAAGAGTGAATGATTTTACTTTTACTTTATGTTTGGCTTGATGCAATTCGGGATTCAATTGCCCATCACGATGCTTATTCAAAATTAGGGAATTTCTTTTCAAGGCAACGCAGCGAGATGCTAAAACCTTTGTTCTTTCAATACTTCCCAATGTTCTGGGATGCTTGGCACTTAGCTAAATTTATTCAGTATAACATAGTTGCATTTTTAATTGTTAAGAGTTTAGCCTTTCCGATTGTGACTACCTTAATGAGCTTGTTATTTATTAGCCTTTATATATGAAAAAACCAAACCCCATAATTTATAAGTATCTTGAAGACTTCCCAAATACAGCTAATTTAACTTTAGCTAAAAAAATCTATTCAGATAACCCTGCACAATTTAAAAGTGTTGAAGAAATAAGAGGAATTATTAGGTATTATAAAGGAACAAGAGGGCAAAAAGATAAAAAAACTGCACAGCCTCACATTGATTATTTCGCTAAATTAAAATCTGAACTTCCAAAAGGAGAATCTGAAAAAGTAGAACCTTACTATCTACCAAAAGACCGAAAGAAAGTTTTAGTAATATCTGACATTCACTTACCTTACCACGATGATAAAGCTTTATTTGCTGCTTTAGAGTATGGTTTAAAAGAACAAGTTGATACTATCTATATCAATGGGGATTTACTTGACTTTGCGTTAATTAGTAAGCACGAAAACACCACTACTAAACATTCAGTTAAGTACGAGTTGGATTGCGCTAAGGTGTTTTTAAAAGGGCTTAGAGAAATGTTTCCAAAAGCTTTGATTATTTATAAGTATGGAAACCATGATTTAAGATTTGATAAGTGGATCAGGTTAAAAGCTCCAGAACTTTTAGACATTGAAAACATAAACTTAGCTGAGATACTTGGATTAAGGGAATTAGAAATAATTCAACTTGATTCACTTCAATGGTGTTATATGTGGGACATAGCTGTTTTACATGGTCATGAGTTACCAATGAAAAGTGGAGGAATTAACCCAGCACGAACGGCCAGAATGAAGATAAACCGACCTTTAATTATAGGGCATTTTCACAGACAAAGTAAAGATGCTGGAATGATACTTGGAAAACCTTACTATTATGCTTATTCAAGTGGATGCCTTTGCGATTTATCCCCTGCTTATATGCCGATTAATGACTGGGTGCATGGGTTTATTTTAATTAATCAAGGTCAAGTCTATCAAAAAGAAGTTATCAATGGAACAGTTATCTGATGAAATGGAGTATGAGGCAGCCGAAACAAGGGGCGAAATTATACATATTTGCTCAGTAGCTCTTTCGGTTTGTGATGCTTACGACTATTCAATGCAGAGCAGAGAAGACAAAGAGCGAATAGACAATATTAGGCGAATGGCTTTGATTTTAACAGAGGGGTTTTTAACTGAAATTTACTACGAAAATTATGAAGATTGATGAACAAGAAGAATATATAGGTTTACTTTTAGTTGTTATTTTTGTTTGCTATTTAATTTCTGTTATGTTATGAAACCAAGTCAAGATTGTTTAGATTTAATAATAAAGTTTGAAGGGGTAAGTTTAAAACCATATCTTTGCCCTGCTAAAATTCCAACTATTGGAGTTGGTGCGACTATGTATGAGAATGGTACTAAAGTTAAATTAACCGACAAACCAATAACTAAAGAAAGGGCAATGGAATTACTTGCTTTTGATTTAGAAAAGTTTGGCGAATATGTGGATAGATATACGATTGAAGTTAAGCAAAACCAATTTGATGCACTTGTTTCTTTCTGTTACAATGTTGGGCCAGTTAATTTAAAAAACTCTACCTTACTAAAAAAAGTCAATGCCAACCCTAATGACAAAACTATTCGTGATGAGTTTTTAAAGTGGACTAAAGCGAACGGAAAGACCTTAATGGGATTAGTAAACAGAAGACAAGCAGAAGCCAACCTATATGAGAAGTTTATTAAAGTATAAGGCCACACCAGAACAGCTAAAAGCGATTGCAGAACACGAATTGAACCGTAAAAAGTTAGTCGCTGAAGTGCAAAAAGAATGGGAAGTAAAACAAAAAAGCGGAGAGTATTTAAAGAATGGGAAAAGGAAATAGTCTATTTATCATTTTAGCTTTGTCTATTGCGTTATTCTATACTAACTGGTATAAGTTTAAGCCAGCTCAAAAGATAAGTGATACAACCATCCAGAATAGGCTAAACGATAACCTTAGAATTGATACTATACTCAAGAGATACGATTCTTTAATTTACAAAACAAAAGTAAAAACGAATGAAAAAATTATTTTTATCTATATGTGGCCTGATAGTGTTTTGCTTGACAGCATCAAGTCAGGACTGCAAGACTTTGACAGCATCGGAAATGCGAAAAATCTTAAGTATAATGGAACAGAACAGAAGTAACAGCATCATTGCTCATACACAAAAAGAAGTCATTGAAATACTTGAAAGAAAGGTTGGGAACTACCGAGATATAGCCGAGCAATACCACTTACAAAATAAAAGTTTACAAAAAGAAAACTGGGAAGCTCAAATAAAAATCAAAAGACTTCAAAAACTTAGCCTAATTGCTACAACTTCAGCAATTATTTTAGGGCTAATCATTATTTTTTAAAAATTAATCTTACTGATTTATAGCACTTTACAAAAAGTTAGGGGATTATTTTGATTATTTTGTTTGCAATTGCTTGCATTTGTTTACAATGGTTGTATATTTGTACTCAGATAACCACTTAAAAGTAACCACTTATGAAAAACGCAACATTAACTTCATTATTTTTAAACTCAACAGATTTAAAAGTTAAAAATGAAATTCTTACAAACATCGCAAATCATTATGGAATTTCAATTGAGCAAGCTTATGAAGAAGTAACAGACGAAGATGCAGAAAGCTTATTAGATTATTTAACTGGAAGTATTAGAAGTTCAGTTAGTGTATTAATTCAAAGATTTAAATATAATTTAAGATAATCAACTGAGGGGTGCGACTCACCAACGCACAAATTAACATGAAAAAACTACTTTACATTTTATTAGCTTTTGCCTTATTTCAGTCAACAGCTTACCTACCTTACAAGTTTTTTTTACCTATAATGGTAGGCTCAATATTAATTATTGTTACACAAATCAACCTTTATTTTTATGATAACAGAAAAAAAACGACTACAAAGCTTTAGGCTTAGCGAAGAATTAATCAGACAAATTAGTATCTATCAGGACAAAATCAATCAAACTCGCACAGCTTATGAGGGTACTTATACAAAAGACCAGTTAGTTAGCGATGCTTTAAACCACTTTTTAAAATCTAAATAACATGATAATTGATGAATATTATTCACGCTGGTCAATAAGACTATCAAATAAACCAATTGAAGAATTAAATAAGCGATTACATGAGTTAGAGTATAAACTTGACAAATCAACTCACAATCACTTAAAAACTATTGAATCAGGCAAAGGAAAAACCCAAAGGGCTGCACATTCAAGAAATACAATTGGAGTTTATAGAGATGAAATAAACGCAATAAAAGGGGCTATTGAAATTATTAACCTTAAAACTAAATAACATGGATAAAATTAAAATCACTTGTGAAGCTTACGGAATTAAGCACTCAGTAGAAATGGATGACGATGCAACCAGTCATGAAATTGCAAGAATTTTAGTACAAATGATGCGTTCAATGACTTATGGGGATTCTTCAATTTTAGAGGCTTTAGAAAACGAAGTAGAAAAGTTAGGAGGTGAACAATGACTAAACACACAGGAGTAGCATTATTCCTTATTTTATTTATAAGTAGTTGTAGTATGAATTCAATAAAAACTATTGATGGATGTCAATATATTGAAACTTATTCAATTAATACACAAACAGTAACTTTAACACACAAAGGAAACTGTAATAATCCTATACATAAAGGAGGTAACAAATGAACAATAAAAACGAACAAACATTAGAATTTCAAATACAAAATCAAATTAAAGAAAATCAAAATAAGTTTGCTATTGACTATACTAATTGGATTAATGAAAATTTATATACATATAATCGTAAATTTAAATTATATCAAAAAAGTAATATCAATGAAACTTTATTTTATAAAAATGAAGAATTAATAATTAAATTTAATAAAAAATTGGAGGAAGAATTATGACACTTGAACAATTTGCAGAAGATACCATAACTAATTGGTATGCTATGGGAGAGAAAGACTTTCCTACCTGTTTAGAACTTGCCGAGAGTTTAGGACTTTGGAACTTCGCAGCAGAACTTAAACTAATGGAAAAAGTAAACCAACAAAACCGAAATGATCAGGATCAAGCATTAAGAGAATTACTTTATAACACCGCAAACCCTTCAAACAATGGATACTAACTCACCAGTACAATGGTTAGCTAATGAGATTAAATCCTACTCATTAGTTTCACCATACCTTAAACCAGCTTTAGATAAACTGGTTGAAAAGGCCAAAAAATTAGAAGAACTAAAAACAAAAGAAGACTACTTAAAAGGATTTACAAATTCAAAATCAAACAATTTAAACTCATTTGAACTATGACACTATTTATCAGCCGTTTACAAAGGCTAATCAAACTTAGACAATTAGCAATTGAAGATTACAATATTGAAAAAAAGATGCAAGCCGACCTATTAATTAGGCAAGTATCTGAGCAAATCAACTACTTAACCCACTTTAGCTATGAGAATAAAGCACCCAGAGCGAATTGAACTATTAACACAGTACAAACAAGCTGAAGATGAATTAATTTTAGCTTGGAAAAATTACAATCAAGCCCGCAAATTTGCAGAAAAATTCGGAACTGAAGAAAATTATTTACAAATGGCTGAGGCAAATCACAACTGGACAATTAAAACAGAGGAATACGACTCAATTAAAATCAAAGTAAACCAATTCAAAAACCCAATTCACTATGGAAAACTTAACACACTGGAAGAAGCTAACTAATCCGAACTATATCGGGTCAGAAATCCTGCAACCAAATCAAGAATTAAAACTAACTATTGAGAAGGTGCAAAAGGAGCAAGTAAAAACCGCTGAAGGCACTCAAGAATGTATTGTTGCATACTTCAAAGGTGGTCAAAAAGGAATGATAATAAACAAGACAAACGCTAAAATTATCACTAAGGTACTTGACACTCCTTATATTGAACAATGGGCAGGCAAATCAATTATTATCTACGCAGCTAAAGTTCGTGCATTTGGCGAAATGGTAGAGGCACTTAGAGTTAAAAATCAAAAATCATAAATATGAAAGCAAATGAACTAAGAATTGGGAACTTTTTTTATCCAGATGTAGATGGAGATGCTTATGCTAAAATTACAGCAAAAGACATTTTAGAACTTTATAGCGACCCAATAGACGATTATTACAAAGCACTACCACTAACAGAAGAATGGTTAATTAAGTTTGGGTTTGAAAGAAAAGGTATTACGTCTTGTTTTGGTAAATTATGCATACACCATAAAGAACCAATGTACCCTTATGGCAGAGTTTATTTTAACTCGTGGGCTATTTTACAAAAAATGCCTGAATATGTGCATCAAATTCAAAACTTGTACTTCGCATTAACTGGAGAAGAATTGGAGGTTCAAAATGGAATTTGAAAAATTAAATAAAAAAAGATTATTAGCAGTTGATTATTTTGTTGTTAATTGCTTTGGGCCTAAATGGTATGAACAATTAACTGATGGGCAACTCTCAATATATTTAACATCCATAGAAATGGAAGTTGAAGGATATGTTGAAGTTGCAGAAGAAGCTGCTATTAAAAATGATTTTAGCTACAATGGATTACGTCAAATATTAAAAGATAAATTTACAAATGAATACAGCAATACAGGACTTAATGAATGAGTTAAACGAATTACATCCAGAACTATTTAATGTTCATACACCAAAAGGTAGAGATTTTTTAAATAATTTTAGTAAATATTTAGATATTGAAAAAAAACAAATAATTACAGCTATTGATGAAACATTAAAAGGTGTTAAATTAGATGAAGGCAAAACTGGATTTATAGCTATGTGGGGGGAAGGTTATTATAAACAAACATACGGAGGTGAAAATGTTTGATAACAATAGATTCGGATTAATTACGGGTAGTAAATGCTCAGTACTATTCCCAAAGAGATCAGCCGAAAAAGGACAACGCACATACGCTAAACAGTTAGCTAATCAAATGTATTTCAAGTTTTATGATGAGAAAGGTACTTGGCAAACTGAACATGGACATTTAGCTGAAAGTTCAGCGTTTGAGTATTATCAGCAGCATTTTTGTAAAGATGCAGAATACCAACCACCATTTGAAATGTACATGGAGTTCGGAGGTTCAGCAGATTGCATTGCTCAAGATTGGGGAGTTGACTTTAAATGTCCTACAAGTTTAGAAGGATGGTTAGATTACCTACACGAAGGAATTGACGAGCAACAGTACCACCAATCTCAGATGTATATGTTCCTTTATGACCGTCCTGAATGGCATATTTGCGCCTACTTGTTAGAAACCAACCGAATGAGTGACAATGGTATAACTTACCCAGTTGATTACGACAAACGCATGATAGTAACTAAGGTAAAAAAAGAGGAAGGCTGGAGCGACTTACTTATTGAGCGAGGGGAACCAGTAATCCAAATGAGAAACGAATTTTATAACAACTTAATCCAAAACTTTAAATGAAATTTGATAACCCTTTTTTAAAAACACTTGCCAAAAAGTATAACTTCAATGTGCTTGCTGAGTGGGCAATATACATACAAGATGCCAAAGACAAAGACAACCTAAACGAAATTGAAATGATGATTTACGAACTGGCCAAGATTAGCGGTTTTACCTTTGAAGATATTAGAGGAACTTGCAGAAAACGAGAGCTAATAGAGGTTAAACACATTGGCCGCTATATAGCTTGGAATAATCAGTTAGGTTCACTATCAGAAATCGGACACGCATTTGGGTATAAAGACCATTCAACAGTAATACACTCCAGAGATTTCGTGGACAGTATGTTATCTATCAAACAAAAATCATTTTTAAATACTTTTGAAAAATATAAACACCTTTTAAACAACACACTATGAAAAAAGAATTTGCAACATACGAACAAGCATTAGAATTAAAAGAGCTTGGATTTGATGAGCCTTGTTTTGCATTTTATGATGAAAGTTTATACTTTCCAAATAATAAAAATCAATATGGAACATTTTGTAATCAACCACTGGATGCAGCATCTTGTTCAGCACCACTTAAACAACAAGTATTTAGATGGTTTAGAGATAAGCATAATTTATTTGGATGTATAGATTTACAATGCTGTGAACCTGCCCATTGGTTTTTCAGAATAGATGATATAATTAAAAATGATTATTTGTATCATTCTGAAGATGAAAATCTTAGAATTGAATCTTTTGAAGAAGCAGAAGATGCTTGTATTGATAAGTTAATTGAAATTGTAAAACAAATAAACTATGACACTAAATAAATTAGAAGCCTTAGTAATTGACTGGGCAAAAGAAAGAGGCTTAGATAAGCTTGAATTAAACGAGAAACAGTACCTTAAGTTCTTAGAAGAAGTAGGCGAAACTTGCCGAGCAATTCTAAAACAAGATAAACCCGCAATGATTGATGGATTTGGGGATATTGCAGTAACAATGATAGTACTTAACTTGCAAATTAGGTCAATAAGTGAGTTCAGAACTTACGATGGTCACTCTAGCAACTGGACTTTTGGCGATTTAGTTCGTAGGGTTCAGCCTGATTTCATTAATCCGATGGCTATGGATTGTTTGGATACACTTTGTCACCAGCAAGGATTTAATTTAGTTGAGTGCTTAGAATGCGCCTACAATGAAATCAAAAACAGACAAGGTAAGTTAGTAAACGGAACTTTTGTAAAGGAGGTGTCAAATGAAGATAATAGTTAAACACATGGGAACTGAAATAGAAGTTTCAGATACTCAATTTGATGATGGTAGAAGTCTTTTGTATCACAACCAATCTTATTCCTATGAATTATTAAAAAAAATAATTGAACAAATAAAGTTATTACAATCAGAAAAAGGAGGTGAAAATGCCTAAAATTCAAGAAGAATTAGTAAACTATGTAAATGGTCAAACTTATTGGGTAATTTATTTTCAACAATTAAATAAATATCCTTTATCACCTGAACAATACGAATTCATAAATAAACAAATTCAAGAAAATATTGAAAAATTTAATTTAGAAAAGGAGGAAAACAATGACTAAACAAACAGCAGTAGATTTTGCTTTTGAAACATTAGCAAGTCAAGGATTATTAGTTTACAAGGAATATCAAAATCTTGTAGCATATCGGGAAGCCAAAGAAATGGAGAAAGAACAAAAGATGAATGACTTTATAGCAGGTATGGAGTTCATAGCAGTTGACCCAAACAGATATAAAGAAGATGCAGAACAATATTACAACGAAACATACGGAGGTAACAAATGAGTGAAATAGAAGTATTCGTCAATCGACTAAAAAAGATTGGCATCGAAATTGAACTAGTAGGTAACATCCCGTGGATTTATCTTGAAAGGGTAAACGGCAACAAGATTATGATTGAAGATTGGATCAATGCCAACCACGGTTACTGCGTTGCTTGGAGCGGAGTAAGACTCGGTAGTGAGCCACACCTTAACTGGCCAGATATTAAACATACATTTAGAATAATAAGGAAATACAGATGAAACAAACAGCAGTAGAATGGTTAGCATGTGAAATTGGAGGATTAGACACTGGGGTGTCTTATCATTATTTCGCAAAAAAGGTTGAAGAAGCCAAAGAAATGGAGAGGCAACAAAAACGTAAAGATTTTACAGACGGATATATGCATGGTGATAAACCATTAAATCATGATGTGATTGATAAATGGTACAACGAAACATACGGAGGTAACAAATGAAACCAAAATCACAAAAGGCGGCAATATTCCACCTATTAAATTCAGGTATTAAACTTGACCTAATCAAAGCTTTTAAATTAACTGGCACCATGAAATTAGCAGCAAGAGTTAGCGAATTTAGAAACTTAGGTTGCAACATAACTGGCGAGGTAAAGCACTTTAAAACCAAGTTTGGAACAGCTGGAAAGTACATGGAATATTCAATGAAACCAAACAAGGCAAGTAAGGAACTTTGTAAAACCTATGTGAAAAAGTCGTGAAAAACCTTGCAACTTAATTAGGTATGTTTGTATCGGTTTCGCAGCCAAAGAATGTATTACAAAAGAAAATATTTGCCGATTGATTAAAGACTGGGTTTTACATTCACCCTTGCGAAGTCTTTAGTTGGTCGGTTTTTTTATTAACGCCTAATTGGTGCGCATCCAATTACAAAATTATGAGTTATCAAATAATATTTCACTCAACTACAAGAAGTAAATGTCCAGCAACATTAACAGTTGAAGCTACTGATTTTAATGAAATTTACATTGAAATTAAAGATACAGAGGCTCAACATGATTTAAACTATCAGTACATCTGTTTAGACAAAGAAACAGCTATTAAGTTATCAAAAGAATTAAGGAAACAAATTTCTTTTTTACAAGCTTAATTATGGATAGTACATTTTATTTCAGTCACGATTATAATTGCCGTACTGATGAAAAGATTAAAAACTTATTGATGAGGCATGGAATGACTGGTTATGGTATATACTGGGCAATCATTGAAGACCTTTATAATAATGCGAACGCATTGCAAGTGCATTACGAACGCATTGCATACGAATTACGCACAGATGAAATTTTGGTAAAAAGTATCATTAATGATTTTAATTTGTTTGTCATTGAAGGGGAATTTTTCAAAAGTTTATCAGTTGAAAAGCGAATTGAGAAAAGATTAGGTATTTCTGCAAGTGCCTCAAAAGCAGCTAAAACAAGATGGGATAAACATAAAACTGATGCGAACGCAATGCGACCGCATAGCGAAAGCAATGCAGATGCTATGCAAAGGAAAGGAAAGGAAAGTAAAATAAATAATAGTATAGAGAATATCCAATCTATTTTTATTTCTAAGACTGATACAGACTGGACAAAAGACTTTGCTTTAAAAGAGGCTGAGAAATTCTTTAACTACTACTCATCAAATAATTGGATGGTAGGTAAAAACAAAATGAAATCAGTAACTCATGCAGTAGCTAACTGGATATTAAGAGTTGAAAAACCAGTGCTAAAAAATGCACCTAAACCGTTTGACCCTTCAAAAGTAATTTGGTAACTATGGGAAAGATTATACAAGCTAACCAAGTCCAAGAGGAGTTATTCCACTTGCACAAATACGGACAGAATGCAGGGTTAAAAATAGGTTTTAACAACTTAGACAAGTTATACTCTATCAAAGAAGGTCGCTCAACTATCATTTATGGACATCCAACAAGCGGTAAAAGTCAATTCCTAATTCAAACACTTTGCGCATTAGCAACTAAACACAATAAAAAATGCCTTATTTATACTCCTGAAACTGGTTCAGCGCACGAAATTTACGCTGAGATTATTCACTGTTTGACTGGGAAGACATTTGACAAACGCTCAATTAACTATCAAATAAGCGAAAAGGAACTTCACAATGTTTACCCATTTGTTCAGGATTATTTTAAGGTTATTGATGTGGATGAAAAGGGTTTAGACTTTGACGAGT